CTTTTAAATAAATATTATACATTAGTGGGAAGTCCCAGATATTCGTATGTTAAATTTTCATTTGAAAAAATGTCAGTTAAATCATGAAGAATTGTTTTTATGTGTGGACGTATATCTACCGTATATCTTACTTTAGGTGGAAATATTTTTGCGTCAAATCTTCTATGACAAATTGTCACATCATTTTCTTTTAAGAAGATATGGAAAAATTCAGGACCATCAATATATGATGTATTCAAAATTGACGGATTGTGAGAAATATCAAATTTGTTATCCAACAAATATTGAATTGCCTTTATTTTTAATTCTTCCTGCAATTCTTCTTTCAAATCTTTAATGTAATCATATAACTCAACCGAGTTTCTCGCATCGGGATTATAATCTCTCACATTGAAAAATCTCTGTACAATGATATTATCATTGACTTTCATTAAAAATTCTAGTTTTACTAGTTCTTGTTCTTTCATTTTTTTTGTTTTTATTGGGTTTTTAAATAATTTCTATTTTCTTTAATGTTGTATGAACCACATATCATAATAGTTTCATCACAACAAATTGTATTGAATGTAATACATCCATTTTTTTCTTCATACCCCAAGGCATAATACATATTTCCTCTACTATCTTGTAATCTGTATTTATAAGTTTGCTCTTTTTTATCAATTAAAAAAACCAAACCTGTTACAACTAACACAAATACAACAACAACCAACATAATTTTAAAATGTTCCTTCATTTTTTTTTATTTTCTTGTTCTAAAAATCTTTTTTTCTTTTCTTGTTAATTTTAAAAATGGTGTTAAAAAATTTACCCAATTATTATCACCTTTTGGTAAGTATTTAAAGAATCCGTCTTCCATCATCATTTTTATGATGTTACGATGTCCCCTACCATCAGGGTCTAATGTTTCAGAATAATAAAGTTCTACAAGTTGTTTACCTTCATCTGTAATGATTGGGTTAGATAAATTAATAATCTTTTCATTAATCTCGAAAAATTCATTTCCGTAAATCCCTGTTTTTGTTTTTCCTGTTAGTAAATTTTTTAAAACATTATTGTCCTTATCTGACTCAAATAATGTTTCCGCCTTTTTTAAAATATCGGCTAAATTTACCTCCTCGTCAAGTATTTCAGGAAATAATTTTATTAATGTTTTCTCCCCCAAATAATATATACCATCAATGTTATCTGACTTATCGCCAATTAATATTTTACAAACCGGAATGTTTTTATGAGGAACTTCAACTTCGTGAAGTTTTATCTTATCCCCAACTTTATAAGTTTTCTTTACATTTGGTGAATATACCGAAACTCTTTCCGATATTAACTGAGTTAAATCTCTATCACCTGAAAAAATGGTTATTTGTTCGTTTGTCGCAATTTGACAGTAATATGATATTAAATCATCAGCTTCATTATTCTCAACGTTTAATTGACGAATAAACATCTCTTCCAAATACTGTTTTATTCTCTCTCTTTGATGGTTAAAAGAAATTTCTTTGAAAGGATTATCCTCACCTCTTCTGTTTTCTTTATATTGGGGATATATTAGTTTTCTAGGTGAAGAACTACCTTCACCATCCCAAAACACAAGTACTTTATCAAAATTTTGTTCTTCAATAAATCTACGAATAGTATTTAAAAAATACCAAATACCTCCAATATGTTTTCCTTCATGATAATAATCTTTAACACCATGAAAGCCTATTTTAAGTAAATTTAAACCATCGATTATTAGTGTTTTTTTCACTCTTCATTTTTTATTGATTCAACAATTTTGTTACTCTTCTTTAAATTTTCTTCCGCCCATAATGGTTGAAGATTTGTATAATGACATAATTTGTAAAGTTCTTCTTCTGTTTTTGCTGATGATAATGGTGATATGTGGTCAATGTGCCATAAATTTCTGTTTTCCCAAGTCATCCCATCTTTAAATTGTTTTTCCAAATGTTCTTTTAATTCTTGAGGAGTACAACCAACTATATCGAAAGTTCTATTTTTTTTGGTAATATTAAAAGTTATTAAGTATTTTTTCAATCTACATCTTACTTTGTTTATCATATGATAAACAGGGTCTTCTTTTCTTCTATCCCTTGCTCTTTTATTTTTCCTATCTCTAATTTTTTGGTAGTTCTTTTTCTCCCATTCTTTTATCCTATCTTTAATACTTTCTTTATTTTTTTCCCTCCAAATTTTACCAATATTTGTAACTTTGTCTTTATTTTCTTTTCGCCACCTATGATTATTTTTTAATTTACATTCTTTACAATTATTTCTATATCCACTAGGGTTATCTTTTCTTTTGTAAAATTCTGTTAATGGTTTTTCAATATCACATTCAATACAAACTTTAGTTTCCATTTTTTATATACTCTTTCAATAGTTTATTAACTAAGGAAGAAATATTTATCGATTTATCTTTAAAATATTGTGGTAAATAGGGGTCTAATGACACACCAATTTTCACTTTTTTATCTTCATCTTTAATTCTCTTTCTTCCCATATTAATAAATATCTACAAAATTATAAAAAGTAGAAATATTATAATTTTTTTTATTCTTCAAAATCATCGTTAGTTTCTTCGATACTATAATCTCCACCACCCAATTTTTCCACCCAATATTCAGAATATTCTTTTTTATATTTATCTAAAGATTCTTTAGTATCGGCAATATATCCATTATGCACCGCCAAGATTTTACCATCTTTATAACCAAGACCATTTACGTGATTTTTTAGAATTGAGATTCTAGTTCTAATAGCAAATGAGACTTTTCTTCCATTCTTTGTCGCATCAATATGATTGATACCAGCTTTCTTTTGTTTACCAAATAAGAACACCAATGATGATGCCAACCAAATAGCATCACCACCCTTACTCTTAATTTCAGGTTGTGCCATAGGATTTGTCATATCAGTGTCTACCCATGGTTGGTTACAAAAAATTAATGTATTAATATATGGATATTCTTCTTTTCTTGTTTTGGTAATTCTAGAATGAATACCCATACCAATTTTATCAGATAATACCGAGGCGTTAGCCATTTTCCCGCCGCGGCCCTCGAATGTCATTTTACATGGAACACTTCCGATACTATCAAACAAGAAACATAAATTGTAAGGTAAGTTACCTTCTTCTTGCATATCAATAAGTTGATTTATAAAATCAGTTGCTTGTTCTATATAATCAAAACTATCATTGAAAATGAAATTACCGTCCCAACTTCCGTCATCCTTTTGATGTGCATCTAAACCCAATTCAACTGAGTGTTTCCATGACCATTTTTTTTCAGTTATTATAAATACAGGTAAATGTCCTTTTTTTTGAGCATCAACAGCTGTCAGTACTAATGCCGTGGTTTTAGATGTATTCGAGTGCCCAAGATACATATTGATAGAACCCATAGCAGGTCCAGGTAATCCACAAGCATCCATGAATGCTTCACCACAATTATAAAATTGTTCGGGTTTATATTTTGTACTTGTTGAAAACTTAGATTTGATACTATCTAAATTTATCTCTTTCTTTTTAATCGCCATATTTTTTAATTATATTTGTAAAACTCTTTTAGAGTTTCAAGTTTATCTTTTGCGTTTGCAATTTTTTCAACTAATTTATCCATTTCTTCAATATGTTGGGGATGTTCTCCTATTCCAACAGGATTTGTAAAGTAAATTAATAGAGAAGATTCCGCTTCAGCCATTTGTGCTTTATATTTAAATTCTAAAGCTTCATACATTTTTTCAGTAATTATATTTTTTTTGTCCATGTTAATAAAGTTTTTTTTGTTAAAAAATAAAAGCATGGACATTTTGTTTATTTTAATGTCCATGCTTAGTTAGAAATTAGAACGGCATTTCATCATCAGGTTCAGAATTAATCTGTGGGTCTTCATGACCACCTGATTTACCTCCGAAAGTTTCTTCATCGGATATTGAATTACCGTATACATAACCCCCCTTTTCGCTATCCCATTTAGGTGTTTCACCGCGAGCGATAGATTCGAGATATTCCACAGGTTTTTTAGAATACACATCTTCCCATGTTAATTCATCTTCAATCCAAGATTTCGCTGTATAAGCATCTTCGTGAAGTGGAGCAGGGTCATCATACATAACTGTCTGAATAACGGTATAAACCGAACCTGTAGGTGTTTTTGCTTTGGTAAGTTCAAGGATAATATCTCTACCTTTTTCGGGGTCAGTTACATCGCCTTTAGCTCTAAATATCGGTATAATTTTGTCAAGAATACCTTCATTTTTGTAGTTGTGTTTAAAACGCCAGAATTTAACACCATCCTGTTCGTT